GCGCGTATTGTTGGAGTGTTGGCAATGCACCAGCGCCAGCTTCTTGATAAGGTGCGTACCCGGCCAATCCTTGCCTCCAGTCTGAACATAAGGTGCAAGCAACTTTTGGACAGCATCAAACTGTCTGCGCTGCTCGTCAATGCCAGCTTGGGCAGATCCTGCTTGTGTAGCTGCTGCACTTGATGCTGCATTGGACTGAGCCAAACCTGAAACAAGTGTTGCTCCACCAACTGCTATGCCGGCCAGGGCTGCTCCTGATAATCCGAATGTCATGTTAATTCCTCCAATTTCACAGCTTCAATGGCTGGCGCTGGAATGGTGAACAAGTCCCACAGGGCTTGCGGTTCCTGCTCATTTGTCGGATTGGCGTGAAATGTAGTCACCTCAACGTCAGTCAAGGTAATTCCAGCACGCTTTGTGCCAATCTTTGAAACGCTCATGTCACCTGCACGAATGGTTTGTGGGCCACTGTCAGTGCTAACAATCAATTCGCCTTTGCGAACCAAGAAGAATGATTCTTCTTTATGAACTGCACCCGTTAAAACAGTACCGGCAGGAATGTGCATAGTGCGAGCGTACAGGCCAGCACAGAAATCGTGAGTAACAGGCATATCAACCTGGGGCAGCTTGAGTAACTCAGCCTCCAAGCGATAGATTGGCAAGTGCATTGCTGGAACGCCAATTGCCTGAACCGCCACATTGCCCATCAAACACTCCTGTACAGGGTGAGCTGCTGGTGGCCCGATAGACTCAGCAGCAGAATTTTCGCACATATTCAATCCATCTCAGATTCGCGCTCTTCCCACGCCTGACAAACCCTCATGTCGTTGCAGATAAAGTTCAGCTTTTCGCAGTGGCCTCTGAACCCTGCACCCTTGTCGTAAGACGCCATCGGGATGCGCTCAATCTTCACCTGGGTCATGAAGGTGTTGTCGTAGTATTCGCAATTGGAGCAATGCTTGCGCCGTGCATCCTTCTCGTTGCACTGCATGGCCTCTGCCAGACCTGCATAAAACGGTTTGTTTGCGCCTGGCTCGTTGGTCGGTACTTCGGGGCCATAGTTCCAATCTTGGACCGCGATGGCGTAGTTCTTCTTGTTCTCGGCTGTAGTCAAGAATTCTTCATCCATCGGCAGGCCGGCGAAGCCTTTGGGAATCATCATAAATTGTTTCATGGCTGTCCTTTAAGTGATTTCGCGGCCTGATGCGCGGATGGTGAGCGATGTGGCTGCACTAGCAATCGTGCTGATAAACCCACTTTGTTCAAGCGCCTGGCCTACCAGTTCAGGAAAAGTATAGGTCTCGTCTGGTGCAATACTGCGAGCATCTACGATCAGGTTGGATGTGGCTGCGCTGCCTGCTGCGGTCACCAGGTTGACGCTGATCGTCACGTTGCCGGCCGATGTGTTGGTGGCGGTGAACTTGTCAATCAGAGCCTTGCAGTTGGTTGCTGTGTACTGTGTAGTTTGTGCGTTCTCTGCCTGTTTTGCAGGAATCAGCACCTTAATTGATACAGTCATTGGATACCTCCGATATTGTTTGACACAGTAAGAATGATGGATGGGATGCCTGGATGCGGTGCAGCCGCAGCAGTAGCCGCAATTTGCACAGATAAATCAGTTACTGAAAACATGATTTCCACATAGTCTGAAGACTTTAGATCAAAAAAGTAATTGAGTGAAGAAAAGATTTCCGCATTGTTACCCTGCAATCTGATTTGGCTTGCGCTGTCAGTTACATCCACTCCATTCAGCCTAAACCAAACGTAAAACTCCGCAGTCCCACCAGTTGTTTTGTCAAGCTGAATTGAAATCTGAAAATCGTAGATGCCTACGGTATCCACCATCACCCTCGATGTGGTTGACAAGAACACCCCTTGGCTCAGATCAGTCGTGTTAAACGTGACTGCCGTAGCCGTGTTGATAACCGTGGCTACCTGTGTTGTAGTGTCGTAAAACGATCCATACCGGCTGCGTTTGAACTCTCGCGGGGCTGGTGTCATCTGTAGCCCTTCAACCGCCGAAGTCAGTTGAGCGAGTAGAGCCATTGCCTGGTTGACTTTGTTCTCGGCTGACGCGATGCTGACAGACGTTTCTTGCGCCAAGGTTGCAATCTGATCCAGTGCCAGGGTGGTCTTGCCATCAATGATTGCCGCGCTAACTGCCGCTTCTTGCGCGAGTGCGCTGATCTGCGCTAGTGCGTTGTTTGCATTTGCTGCTGCCGTGTCTGCCTGGTACTCAAAGTCTGTGCCGACGATGACTTGTAAGGTGTCAACCGTGGAAAACAACAACTCAAACTGTCTGATCTGCTGCTGGTCGGTCAGAAACGCCGCAAGCTGATCGCGCGTAAGATTGAGCCGGCGAGAAATAGGCGCGGTTGCCATCAGTAGGCCAATGCTTCAATCTGCGCTTCCAGGCGCATGAATGACAGGTGAGCATCACTATCGCCACGGAATCGCTGAATGCGCCAGTTCCGCATATGCCCCTGCTGGAACCAGGCCAGGCGCTTGTTTGAGCCTATCGTGCCGACACTGATGCTTCGGTCTTGGCTGTAGGCCTTGCCGTCCACGCTGTAGCTGGTGCTGATCTGCGGATTCTTTCCGATCGCCACGCTGCCGGTGAGACTGACCAGTTCCAACTCGTTGAACAATGCCCCATTGCTTTCGTTGTAAACGATAAGCGTGCCAAACTCCCAGCGAACTTGCTGACCCCAATGATGGCCGGTGTCTTGCACAAAATAGCCGATGGTACTGGACTGTGGATCTCCAATCATCCATTTGTCGTAGACCCAGACCATATTGCGTGCGCGGTATTGGGCGAAGCCTGCCAAGGTGGTGGTGAGCGTAAACCAGACTTGATCTTGTAGTGCCTGCGATGCCGCTGCGTCATAAACGATAGTGCGGTCGGGCAGATGGACGTACAGATGCTGATGCGCCTTGTCATTGCGTGCTTCCAGTTTGACCAGGGCCAGCTGCGCCTCGCTGTAGTTCAGCAACAGGTTGTCAATCTCTTGCGTGCTGATTTTCTGTGTGGTGGCTGCTGCGCCAAGATAGATGCCTGGTGCTTCGTTTCGGCCACTGCCCAAGAATGCGATGCGCTCGATGTAGACGCAACAGGCCTGTGTGCCGATTACGCCTTTTTGTAGTTGTGCGCCGTCAATCCTTGCAAATGGGAATAACTCACCACCCACATTGTCAAACACTTCCACGGTGTTTCTGTTTAACGCATAGACTTCATTCCGCAGCTTGAGCAAAGCCACTATCGGATCTGGGTCCACCTCTGAACTGCCGTACTTCAACGGGTTGACTTGTGTCGGGTCTGATAGCTCTGTGACGATCAAGAATTCGCCATCGGTGGTCATGAAGTAGCCGTCCACCCAGCAGAAATCAAGCACTACGCCAAGGTCGGGGTCGGTTACTTGCGTTAATGTTGTGCCACTCCAGTAATACAGCCGCCCACCGGATGCAATCGCCAGCAAGTCAAAACTGTAGTCGAAGGTCACCAGTTCTGTTGTCGGCCCACCAACATCACCCAATTCCGTGACTGTGCCTACGCTGTCAATCTCTACCAGCTTCGTACCCATGACGCGATACAAATTGCCTTGCCAATTGATGCCGCCGCGGTCAATGCCTGGGCCTGTGCCGTTGGCCACAAGACCGTCACCGGGGCGAAGAAACCCAGCGCTGATGCCTGATTGTTTTGGCACTGGCACAAAGTTGACGGGATAGCTTGTACGCAGTTCCGGTGTGCTGTCAGCGTAGATGCCGTTCAAAATGGGAATTTGCATTACTTCGCCTTGTTTCGTGCGGAGATTTTCTTTGCCTTGGCTTGTGCATCAGCTTTGCTCGATGCGCCCCATGCCCTCAGACTCAACAGCAGCCGGGTTGGTTCGCCGTCTTTGTACTCAGGGCCAGGATTGCCACCCATACGGGCCAGGAACGATGCCCTGCGCGGATTGTCACCAGACTTGACAGGAGGCTTCAGATTCATGCCTTCGGCCTTTGCAGCGGCTCTACCCTTGGCGTTCAATCCACCTTTGGGGTTCTGGCCTTCTTTTCTGGCAAAGGCTGGCGTTTTCATTACGCAGCTACAGCTTTGATAACAGCAAAGTTAAAGACCGGTGTTTCAGTGGTCGTGCCGCCAGTGGTGCGGAATGTGAGATTGAAACTTCCAGCGGCCACTGCTGTCACCATCAAGTCGTACAGATCAGTACCTGACTTTTGATTAAGGATGATTACATCCGTTGCCGCCACGGTGCTATTGGTCACGGTAAACGTGGTTGCGGTTGTTGTGCCGGCAGCGCTAAACAAGGTGATTGCGCCTGTAGTCTTGTTCAGACTAACGCCTGTGGTGCGGCTGGTAAGTTGCGTAACAACACCACCAGCGCCCGTTGCATAGCCTACGCCAGCCGTTCCCGATGATGTGACTGCACCCGTTACCGCTAGGCTTGTTCCGGTGGCTGCACCAATGACGGGTGTCACCATGACCATGCTGGTGCTAGTGCAAGCTGAAATGACGCCACTGGCAACCGTCCCCAATGCTGGCGTTACCAATGCAGGGCTGGTGAATGTGCCAGTGCTGACTGTTGGATTGGTGATTGTCGGGGTTGTCAGCGTAGGGCTGGTTGCAAA